AAACTGCGATCATTTCTTTCTCCGTCAATATTCATGAACAGCCCACCTTTATTTTTCCAGTAGTCAGAAAATGAACCGTTTTTTATTGAACTTTTAAGCTTATCAACCATTGGATAGTGAGGTGGCTTGGCTCCCATGTTCAGCATCCTTAGTAATTTCTTTTTACCAAAGATATTTTTTCGAGGAACCGTCAACTCATGTACCTTACCCTTTGATTTTCCTCCGTCTTTTTTTGACTTGTGAAATTGATCTGCTATTGCGTCCCTAGTTGTAAAGGAAACGGCCCCTGACCCTATGTTCATCATTCCAGAAGAATGGACCTGATCAGCCGCTAAACCTTCACTGTTAATCCACTTCTCAGAATAAGGGTCGCTATCCTCGTCCCAAGTCTCAAAAGCTCCACTAGAGTGCAGAAAAGATTTACTTATATAGTCTTCTAGTTTTTTACCAAGTTGACCTGTTGTGCCCACAGATGACCTGCCTGAAAAACCCCCAGTAGCATGAGCCTGCATAAAACTCAATAGCTTTTGATAAACATCATCTGGTGTGTTAGCTGAGAGTATAGGCTCAAAAAGTAACGGATTAATACTAGGCTCCATGAGGGGCGCATCTGGATCAGTCTGTCCCCTCTTTAAGTGTACATTTTCAAAATTAGGTATCAGCCCTTCCGCTGCCCTTCTGTAACCTTTTGGGTTTTTAGCAGCAGATCTTATTTGTTTTTCATCATAGCCTAGTGATATTAAATGGTCAACTATAGATGTACCAGGAGGATAGTCCTGATTAGGGTTATCTAAAAACGAATCAAGAATAATATCATGAAACATATTTTTAGATTTAATAGATCTTTTATTTAAAATTCTTTGAGCGTTTGCTTTTTCTCCTCCAACTCCTCTTGCCGCTAATTGCTTTACCTTTTCTAAGTCTACAAAATTTGGTACTAAACCTTTAGCTTTTGACTTTACGAGGTGACCAGTTACATGTATGGTTTGCTTTAATGGGTTCTCAAAGGGGGACTGGTTTGCCCCCCAGAGCGTACTGTCACTTTCCATGTTTTCATACGGACCTCTAATAAATTTATCACCAACAAGTATATTCCTGAACTTTCCACTTTTAGCCTCAGATAAATTCAAGAATACATCTTTTCCAGAAGTGGAAGAGGGTGGCTCAAACCCATCTACCGCAGAGGTCTTGCCGTAATTAAGACTATTTCCATCCTGCACATTAATACCCTTACTATTAAGATACTGCAAATGCCTATCCTCATACATCGGCCAAGTCTCGCCTTCTTTTTTAGGCATAACATGATCTACCTTGTTCGTAAGGACAACCTTATCTGGGTTGCTCGACCCTGAAATTCTTTTATAAGTTTTACTTAAACCTTCTATTGGATTAAAAAAGTTAGGCACTAAACCTTTTGATTTAAATCCAGCAGCGCCGTCCCCCTTACCCTTTACTTTATATGTTGACAGGTTCTCTAGAGCCACTCCTTCATCAAAAAATGGCCCGTTACCGTAATTTTCTACAAAAGTTTCAATGTCAGGCATTTCTCTTACTAATGATCCGTAGTCCCTTTTTAAACCCACTAGACTTTTAAAAGGAATTTCTGTTTCATCTATTCTGAACTCCCCCATTGTTTCCATACCCTCCTGTATTCTGTTCTTCATTTGAGGGAACATGTGAACTAATTTCGCCCAAGGTGTTGGCCCAACTCCTGCACGCTGAGGAGTCAAGAACCCTGACCCAATTGAATCGTATTGGGAGGCTAGTTTATTAAAGTTTCTAAATGCCCCTCCCTTTTTCCCGCTCTCTCCTTGCTGGATATGTGAAATATCTGCATAGCCAGGAGATAAGTTCTTATATTTTAATGTTGTTCCAGTTTCCTTGTCAGATATAACCTTAGTTTTTTCTCGAAAATATCCATTGTCCCAAAATTCGTCACCTGCAAAATTTGGTATACCGAAATCGCTTGGAGCCCAAGACCCTTGAACAAATTGACCTGGACCTCTATACGGATCCTTTTTAGCTTCAATTATATCATCTGGAACTTTTGGTGGATAAATTTGCTGGTTCACGAAGCCTGCGGCATGATCCATCTGCGAAGGATCTCTTAGTGGTACGCCAGACACATAAGCATGCATGCCTGTGTAAAATTTTTGAGTCTTAGCTCTGTCTTTGTTTAACCTACCTAATGCTGCAACCCTGTGGTTACCCTCAATGAGTTGCATTTTATTTACTGACGAATCATAACCTATAATAGCGGCATTTTTTTGACCCTTAATGAGGCTCTGCCCTAATTCATCCAGATTAGCATTATCACCACCTCGGTTTGGTATGCTATACATTTCCCTATCGTGCTGAATCATTCTGCTTAAAAAGTCAAATGATACTGGTCCAGCCAGACCAAAAGGAGACGAAGTTGTTGGAGGTGTATGCTTAAGACCAGTAGGCTTGGCAAAATGCCAACCATGACTATCTGTTCTTTTGTAACCCATACTCTTAAGCTCTTCGACTTCCTCCTTACTGTAAAGTCCTGGGTTATCTGGTTTCGGGATCTTACTACCCCCGCCTGGCCTATCAGACCATTTTATAAAATTAGGAATAAGACCCCCTGAATTACCACTACCCCTGCCTGCACTTTGCCCATCAAACAAATGTAATTTCCCCATTATGTCTTTGTTACCTAAAGCCTCAATTGCTGCAATATTCTCAGGAGCATCGTCTGTCAAATTGTACCGCCCTCCATTTTTCTTCCACATGTCTTCAAGAATCATGGCTTTTTTCTGAGCAGGAGTCTGGTTATTCTTAATGTTTCCAGTTGTTATTATCCTGCCAGGATTTATATCCCAAGATTTCAACTTATCACTAATAAAAGGTCTTGACTCCCCAGCTCTTGCGGTCATAACATTAAGGGGTTTACCCTTAAGCGATTTTGCTAGTGATTTCGCTAGATCAGTTGGCCTAGCAAGCCGCGCGGATTCTGCATGAAATAAATCGTCAGAAGTCACGGTCTCAGGATAGGTGGCTAAAGTCTCATCAAAGTCATACCAATCGTTTGTCATGGTTTTTTTCTGAGCAGCAAAGTTAGGTATCAGTCCACCACTCATTCCGTAACTTATAAGAAGGTCTTTCTCGTCCTGACCCACGCCACTAGACAAAAGGTCCTGCCTGAAAGATTGCTTATGGATAGAAGATTTAACTTCTTCGGGAGTCATTCCAGGAATAGTATATTGCCCCATTCTTGCCAGAGTACTCAAGTTTTTAACTATACTATCTTCTTCTAACCTTGCTACTGAGCCAGATAATGCGTCAGCTATTTCACCATTAGTACTGAATCCGTCTACTAAATTATTAGGTATTGTTGATCTTGCGACATCTTTATGGTGAGATACAACACTCATTAATGTTTCTCTAAATTTTTGATTAGAGTATCTCCTTATACTTTTTGATAAAATATTCTGAAGGTCAATACTTGCAGCCTTAACCTCTGTAGGAGCGCCTCCTTCACTAATACCATCAACAACAGACTGATCGTCTGCAGCGGTTGAGAAATAGCCCTTCCCCGCATCCGATTTAAGAAACTGACTTTCTGCATAGTTACCTCTTTGCTTTGTGGTGCCAGTGGTGAGTCCAACTTTTGCAGCCTTTGTCATTCTACCCTTACTAGTTACTGGAACATCAACAAAATCAAAAGGTATTGTGGTCTCCACATCATCTACACCAAGTGCATTTAAATATTTACCTATATTACCTATTTTACCTGTAAAGCTTGATGTCTTGACTTTAAACTTTATATTAGCTCCTGCCAGGTTACCCGCTCCCCCGATGTCCTTTAATACATAATCTGGCAAGTTCTGATAAGGAGTTCCCCTTAGATGCATTCTCTCTTGATTCTCCGTAACATTATTTTTCAATCCAACTTTTGCATAGTTAGGTATAAAGCCAGAATATTTTTGAGCACTTAATTCGCTATACGGGTCGAACCCATGTTGCTTGTTGAAATTTTTCTTATAGGTCTGTCCTGCTCGGCTGGAACTTGGGGGCATAATTGCTGGTTGATCCATTCCAGGGAATTGCTTAACTGTTTCAGCTTTATTGTAAACAACCCTTCCCATGCCTTTTACCTCCATTGAGTCTACTGGTCCAGGCTGATATCCCGCACTCATTGCTCCTTGTTTTTCTCTTTGTACCGTAGTTCTTGGTATAACACCCTTTGCCCCAAAGCTATCAATCTTAGCATTTTTATCTAAGTCCACAAAGTCGCTCGAGTCTACTGTTAAGTCAGTACTGATTCCAGCCCTCAGCAAAGGGCTCGATAATGAGGCGGCTATTTGTTTTTGCTTAACCATTGCATTGGTTTGAGCCTCAATAATTTTTAGCATAAATTGTTCTTGCCCAACTCGATCCCCCTCTAGCTCATTAAGGCCTTCCTGTATTGATTTATTCTGGGACAATACCTTAACAATAGCCTCTTCTATCTGCCTAACTTTCTCCTTCTTATCCACGATCCCCAATACATCTTTAATACTCTGGCTAGCAAATTTACCTACATTCATCAACATCTTAATAAATACTGCACCAAATGCCAAAAGACCAGGTCCAGTTAAAATATTACCTATACCCCTAACAAAACCTTTCGCAAATGTACTTCCCTCTTCTTCCCCTCCTCCCAGTGCATTCTTTAAACCTTCGACAGTACTAAGGAAGCCTTCCATGAATGTACCCAATTCAGGCTTAATCATTAGTTCACCAAGCACTCCAGCGAGCTCTCTTACTGCACTTGAGCTTTGAGATGCTAATGCAGCTAAAGTTTTATTTAACTTTTCATTTTTAAGTGCGGCTTCTCCAGCTGCATCTCCAGCAACTTTAGACGCTTGCTCATACAAACTTGAATCTTTCGCTAAATCTCTTAATGCGGCTCGAAAAACATTGGCCTGAAATATTCCAGCCGAAAACTGCACCACATTTGATTGTTGTGATTGGGTCAGCTTGTCAAAAGACTTAGCCATATTTAGCAATATTTTATCAGCAGGTAAAACTGCTCCAGTTAAATTCCTAACACTGACTCCAAGTTCTTCTATCTGTCTGATAGCTTCAGGTCTTTGTATTCTAGTAAAAATAGTTTTCAATCCATTACCAATAACAGCACCACCACGAGCAGTAGTCTGCTGTAGGGCTGTAACCAAACCTATTAAATCGTTAAGCTCTACTCCAGCATCAATAGCGACAGCGCCAGTTCTCTCTAAGGCGTGAATCAGATCTTCGGAACTAACAGCAAACCTAACATCGACAGCAGCTAATTTATCAATAATGTTTGTAGTGGTTAGGCCAGTCTCAGCAAAAGCATTTACTGCAGCCGTTAATCCAGCCACAGCTTCTTCCGCCTTTAAACTAGTTAACCTTGTTAGTATCAAGGCATCATTTGTCCTCTTGAGGGTTTCCTCCATGGATAAACCTTGCCTGGAAAACTCGAGAGCAGCCGTAGCAACTACATTAAAACTTTGTGCGGTATTTTTAGCCACCCTAAAAAGGTTATCCCCAAACTTCTGCAAACCCTGGTTTGACGAATTTAATATGACATTGATGTCACCCAATGTCTTTTCAAACTTTATAGTCTCTGCAACAAGCCCCTTAAAGGCGTCACTTACAGCATTAATAATTCCAACAGATGCACCGAAGGCTATAACACGGGCATTAGAGGCTTCCAGAGATTTAGTAAACTCATTCGCCTGTGCGGTAATTCTCCCCAATGGCTGAGTAAAACTTCTTCCATTAATATTAAATGCTACTTCCTTCCCAGACATGCGATTCATAACCTTGTTGAATTGCATTTCAACACGGTTTAAATCCGACTGGGGCACTTGAGCCCTAATATTTACCCTAATTCCTGCCATTTTCCTTATTCCTTTTTATGTATAAAAGTCAGTTATAGTTACACAATAAGTTGTGTAATATTATTTTTTTTTATATTACTTGCCTATCATCCAATAATTAGCATCAGTCTCATAGCTCGGGCCGCTTGTAAGCATTGTGAATTTAGAAACCTTCCCGCTTGACCAGCCCGCATACTCAGCCATCAAATAAGCTACAGCAGATCCCCTTAATGTAGCAGTGTTAGAAGTCATCCCAGGGCCCCTACCTTCCCTCTTCAACCAAATTGAACTTGAAAAATCTCTAAAATCTGCAGGTATATGCTTAACGGCATCGCCAGCTCTATCAACAATTATTGTAGAAACTTTTCTGGTGTCTCTTCCATAAAAATCAGCAAGCTCAGCCGTGGTATACTCTACTCCAGTAGAGGGGTTAATTCCGTCCTTTAAAGAAGGTAAAAAGCAAGGAGTGAATGCATGACTTGAAACCTTGCCCCCTGGCTGGGTAATTGGGTGGTTTATGAATTGTGCTCCAGCAACCTTTATATCTGCATCTTGGTTACTAACCTTCTCAACCGAATAACCAAAAGCGTTGAACTTCTCTGCAGAACTTACACCAGAGTGAGAACTAGTTGACACCACCGAAGGGGAATCAAATTCGTAGCACTTCTTAATATCAGTCTTCATTGATGAACTCATATTACCGTAACTTAGCCCGCTACCCTGGTTGTATAAATCAAGTACCTCACTATTTGATAAAGTTCTTCCCCAAAAACAAGGTTGATCAATTCTACCATTAAAAGCATGATCAAGTTGCCAGCTACTAACATCTACTGCACCAATTAGTAAGTTTCTGTTTTGGGATGAAGATTGCGTCGAATGTAAAACCATCTGCCCAGTTAATATTCCATTAACAAACAATCTGATACACCTATCTCCATTGGTATTAGTTATAGATACCGTTGTCATTTGGTACCATTTTTCAGGAACCATCTCACTATATACAGAGGATCTTAACTGGTAAAGCCAAACATCCGCCTGATCTGTGTAAAAACTAGAACTCAAGAATCCCGTAAAAACCGTAGACTTATGAGTCACATTAAAAGCGGGACTCGATCTATCTGGATACTCATAAATTGCATAACCACCCTGCGCGCCAGTATAAAAATTTAAATCTGGTTCAGGTATACCAAGCTGACCACTCCCAGTATCGGTGCCCCAGAGAGAATCTGCGCCTTCGTTGGGCAAGTTAATAAATTGCTGATTAACAGCAAGGTTACCGTCACTTGAATCCACAGCTACAACCATAACTTTGTATCTAGCCCCACCATTCACATTAGCCCTTATGTCTGTCGTGATCCCAGATGAAATCAAATGCTTAGGCTCCGTATAAGAAACTAAAGCATCAGACTCATTGTAAACTTGAACCCCCCAAGCCTCAACATCGGTTCCACCTACATCAACATCTACCTCAATATGTCCAGCGGCATTAACCTCTAATCTTTCTATATCTATGTATGCGTCTTCCGATAAGTTAAATGACTCCTCTTCGTCGATAAGGAAATTACCAGCCCCATCAAATCCTTCAAATAATACAGTATGCACACCATCTGAAGCTAACTGAACTGTGAATGTGGTATTGGTTCCTTGCACTGGAGCTCCTCCATCTATACTAAATGTCCATGCTTGTATATCTGTGCCAATTATAGATATATCAAATGTGGCCTGCAGGCTATTTAGATCTACTGAATTAATTGCAATATTCGCACTTACAGCATCAAACTCGTCATCTATCCCATCCCCATCGCTATCAACACCAGACGCCCTATTAGGATCATACGGATACTGATCCAGGTCATCGGGTACACCATCGCCGTCAGAGTCGAACATTATTTCATATGTATCTATAGCACAAGGAGACAAGCCCGCTTTATTTTTTGAATATATTGCATAATGCCATGTACCTGAAGCAACCTCATCATCAAAGAAGCCTTCATCTATAACATGAGTCTCGTAAACCAACTCACCCATAGTAGGCATGTTTTCGCAAGTAGGCTGAATAATATCTTGCTTGTATCTATAAATAACAAGAGACACAGTATCATTTATATGGAGGGGTCTCTTCCATGTAACCTTTAGTTTTTTAGTAAGAAAATTCATATAGTATATTACACTTTACGATAAATAATTTAAAGGTTAATTAATTATGCCGATTTAAATATAGCATACAATGTAAAATCATATTCTGGCATTATAAATGAAAAACTAGGTGAATATTTGCTTACACTATCTAATACTAAATTACCCTGCCATTCCATAAATTCGTAACCAGCGCTTGGTTGAGCTATAACGCCAACCTCCCTCGCAAATCTTTTTTGTCCAGCCCCCAACACATTGCCATATGTTCCTAGGATATTTACAGTATTTCCATTTGCATCTATGCCTAATCTTTGCTCTATGGTAATTTCAAAATACTTCTCACCAAATAAACCTTTCACCACCTGATCTTTGTTCATAACCACAGATGTGATTAATTCGCTAGATTCAGACACTTCTCCTTCCCACCCCAAGAAGTCTTCGCCATCAGTAGAGTTTGGGGATGCGATTAAACCAACAACTGCACCATCGGGATAGTCCTGCTCGTATTCCGAGCCACCTATAATTACTTTTAGCTTCCTATTGTAGTCCCATGGAAATGGGTCATCAACATCTAAAATTCCGTCATCGTCGTCATCAGTATCGCATTCATCAATTATGCCGTCACCATCATTATCGTTCTTGAATATATTTGTATAATAATCTGCATCACATTTGTTATCAATACCATCGTTATCGGTGTCATTTAAAAATTGATCCACATTATCCTCTATACCATCATGATCCTTATCTTCATAAACCGTATGTATTGTAACTATGCACGGAGATATGCTTATCTCGTTTACAGAAAACGCCGCATAAGCCCAATCCGACGGATTTTTAACTTCATCAACATAATAACCATCATCTATTCTGTTTGTCTCATGAACCTTTGTTCCATATTCTAAATAATCGTCGCACCTATGAAGATACTTCCTATATCTATAGAGTTCTATTTTCTCAACCCCTTGGGTATCTATAGGCTTCAGCCAGGAAACCTTTACTTTTGCGGGTAGGTATGTCACGGCTCTCTTTCGGTCGTGAGATCTGCTGGCTTATTCTCATCACCAAGTATCGTATGCACTTTAACATTCGTTGCTGTATCGACATCCGTCAATACCCTAGATACGTCAAAATCAAAAGGTACATGCTGGGTTGACGGCAAGCAATCCTCTTCCCTGGTGTTCGGATAGCTACCACTCATACAAAACCCCTCACCCCTACTCATACCAAAAGAAAAATTACAGGACACGGTACTAGCCTGTCCACCAATACTATTACTTATACTATAATTATCAAACTTAGCATTATCAACAATCAACTTCATAAAGGTATCCTTACTAGCAGAGCCCAAACATGAAAAGTTACATTGATTATTTAATAATATTTCTATTTTATATTCTCTATCATCACATAGTATATCAAAAAATTCTCCACTTTCAAAAGCACTAGAAGTTAATTCAAAAGATATATTACCTAATTGTGGATACTTCATTTTTCTTCCGTATGCATGCATAGACTCAAATCCGTATAGATTTTCTCTCTCAAATGGAACTGTTATATTAAAGCTTTGTATATTAGCATGACCATTAAAACATGTTCCAGTAAAGTCGCCAGAAAGAATAGGTCCACCCACATTTAAGTTTTCAAGATTAACTTTTATTCCACCAGGAGCCAGTGCAGCAGCAGCTGAATTATATAATATAGGATCAAAAATTAATCCAGTCCCAGTAATCTCCGCGCCTTTATTAACTAAATCCAGTGAAGGCATTTTCAGTCCTTTGAATGCAGTATTTTCGTTTTCTCCATCCAGAACTATTCTACCATCATCTTGAAACCTTATAAAGTCATCGTCCGCATTATCTTCTTGGTCAAGTATAGCACCAATTGCTTCTAATATTTCCTCCCAAGTATGACCCTCCACACACTGGTAGTTTATGTTTGAGCATTTCATTGATGCACTAGCCTGGGCAATTGAACCCACGGAGGCACTAATACTGTAATCAGTTAAATAGCAATTACCCAAACCAATCGCAGTGCAACCCTTGAACTTTCCAGGTTTAGCCGCATAACCAGTTAAATCAAAGGGCTCTTCGCCTATAACCAGAAATGCAGTCTTGTCTTCTTTTAAGTCCTTATAAATTGAGCCACTTACATCTTGATGTCCCGATGCAATATTAAAACCAAGGACGCTTTCTTCATGACCATCAGTTAGAAAATAATCAAAATTAATTGTAATATCTGGTTCAGATACTATTTTTCGATCAAGAAAACTGTCGGAGCCAAGGTTTTTAATATCCTGTCTATTTACAGACACAGATATATCTGCCTTCTGCACTCTATTGAAGAAGTGTATATCCTTTGTTTCAGGCCGTATAGCAGGAGAGTCTGTTAAGAACAGGCCCGCCGCATTATATCTAATTGCATTCCTTAACTGAGGCATATGTTTATATACACCTACCTCGGTTATCTAGGAATAAAATTAATGCCTGTAAACTAAAGCTTGATCGGTGGTAGGAGGATTATGAGATCCCCATACAGTATGCGCGATATTCTGTGCGGCTGTGAAAGAAGCAGTTCCCTTACCACTACTTGCAGCTACCGATGGGATGCCCAATGTTGTCAAGTCAGTTCCATCAAGCTCAAAAGTAAATGGATCAGTTCCAGCTGCTCCACCTACTCGACCCACTGTATGAGTTCCATTGACTGCAGCAATAGCATTTCCAGCACCATCTTCTACGTCTGCGATAATTATCTCATCACCAGGCTCGAGACCATGCTTAAATTCAGTAACAACCTCAACTGGAGTACTTGTTCCAGCCGTGCTAGTGGACAATATTTCATTGACTCTATATGTAGCATTATTCGGTACAGGAGTGTAACCAGTATAAGCAGCCTTATTGGCTCCAGCAGAATCAAATGGAGAATACTCTCCCCCAAGATCTGCGCCTTCTAAGCCAGCAGCACCAACAGGTATATCATGATCCTCGATAAATCCTTCTGAAATTTTATTCCAGTAGTCTGCATCTTCTAGATCTTCAGCAGTTGTCAAGTCCCAGCCAGCTGCAGTCGCTGCAGCAGCTGCCCCAACACCATCATCCACAGGCTCGGTAGCAGCAGCATCAAGACCCCAGTAAGCATTTGTCGCTGCTGGATTCATGATTAATTCGCGCTGCGCAGCGCCGTGGATCGTCTCAGTCCAAACCTTATCTGTTGCTACAATTTCTGGAGTACCCAAATCAACATGACCCTTAGCGGTAGAAAATGTCACCGCAGCTCCTCCAGTATCTCTAGCCAAAATGTAAGTTGCAGGCAAAGTAGCTGCGGTAGTAGCGGCATTCCTTGCGGCTGCATCATAAACAATAGCGGTTGGCGGTGTTCCTGCATTAGTTTCATCTTTGATATTGACAGGCGCTACACCTACAACCTGATACCAGCCCTTGCAAGTAGCAATAGCAGTCATAGTGCCAGTGCCATCATTAAAAATAGCTTCGGTTCCATCATAATAGAAGATGGTACCTGGGTCTATATCAGTTGTAGTGTCATCGATTTTTCCAATAAATTTCTTGGAGAAAATTCTTGCTTCTTCCGTACTGGTAGTTGGATGCGTTACTGGGAAAATCAATTGACCAGCATCAGCTGAACTGGTTGTTACTGTAGGTGTGACAAATACATCATCCCTAACATCTCCCCAACTTTCCTTAAGTAAATTAGCGTCTCCCAGGAAAATCTTTGCATCGGTTGTTGCTGACCCTGTAAGTTTAGCTGTAGTAGTAACTCCTCCGAGAGTACTTGTGATAGCAGCGTGAGATCTTGTAAAATACTTATTCTCATTTTTCAACAAATCTTCACCATCTTTGAGACTGATTGTCGTATTAATAAATGTTGCGATATTAAGAGCATCTCCAACTTTTCCGATTTTACCAGAAGCGTCTGCATTGTAAACAAGCTCTTGTCCTACTCCGTTAGCCTTCTTGACAACGTAAGTAACTGGATCTCCATTAGCGTCTTCCCTTGAATACTTGCGAAGATCACCGTCTAGAGCGGTAATTCCGCTTCCAGTTTCAGTGTCATAAACGGGAGCATCAAATCTACATTCATAGACATTGCCTTCGTTTCCATGAGCGCTAGCCGCTCCAGCATCATAACTCTGAAGGACGTTTTCCCCCTTCAAGACTTCTTTTAATATTTCTTGCTTTAATGTACTCATAATTTATTAATTCCTGTATTTAATGGATTGTTTAGCGATGTAGTACTGTGTACCATTTTGAATAACTCGGTTCAACTTGTATTGTTGAGAAGGATTATATGCAATTGCATCGGGCGGTACCTCGGAGATGAATGGAGTATTTTCCTTTCCTCCAAGCCCCGTCCAACCTGGTGGTAAACCTGGTATAGAGGCTTCGGGAGCTTCTTTACCAGAGATAAACAAACCCCTTCCCCCGTCATCTGCTCCACCAATTTGAGCGGAGAAGGTAAGGTCAACAGATTTGTTGTCACCAATAGAAGATGTAATATTTTCGCTTTCAAGTCTTGCCCCCTTCAGGGTATACATAACAGCAAGAGGTCCGTCTTTAGTTACGCAATCAAAACACTCTGGGTCGAAGACCTTAACAGAAAGTTCGTGCTCGTCGCATCCACATAAAAGATCAACCATGTTTCCTTCTTTAAGCTCGGACACCAATGCATTGATTGTCATCGTTACCGTAAGAGGCAAGTCAATAGCTTTAGAGAAACCAAAAGTAGAACCAAGTCTTTGTAGGGTAGTTCTACCCATTGGAAGACTAATGGAACAAGACTGGATGTGTGCGCTTCCACGAAGTGGTCGATCAGCACTACCAGTTACTTGGGTTGTGATCAAAGATTTATTTTGCAAATCCAAAACAACATCGCCTGGGCGAAGTGCTGGAACATCGTCGCAGCCTGTGTATCCACTATTTGCGGCAGGAAGCGAGAACAAGCCAGTACATGCAGCTTCATTTGGAGGTCTGCATTCTCCATTACGTCCTTGATACCACGCATTACTAATCAAACTTCCGTCATTAGCGTCAACCGAAGGTAAGTCGAGCCCAGTTTCTCCAATATCACTTCTAATATTCATTCCTTCCACAGTACAAGATACTGTTGGAATAGAACCTACAGAGATGTCAACAGAATAGTCAGTAAGATATCCGTTACCCAAAGAGATAACAGTTTTGTCTTCCAGCACTCCTCTTTCGTCGAGATCTACATCACCTGCAACAGCGTCTCTAGCTTCAGGCAATGTAAGAATAAAAAAGTTGTTACCAGCTTGATACAACTCTGGGGACATGGCTCCACTCAAAGTGTTTGTTTCACCGTTCGTTACGAACTCAAGCATTCTTTCGTTATATCCGTCTAGGAGATAATAACTAAAATCTAAGTTAACTGTTGGGGACTCTACAACAATCGAGTCAAGCTTTGATAGGTGACCGTATTGGTTGATATCTGTTTTATTAATAGAGAATCCGTAGTTTGCACTCTGAACCCTTTTTAATTGCTTTATTATTGACCCGTGGGATTCTGCATAATCAGCATCTGAACCATCAGCATTCCATTCTGGCCACGCGTCTCCGCATTTCCATCCGACCATTTGGCCTTTTTCGTTGATGCCTCCAGCTGCCTGGTCTGCGTTTATAGGGGGTGTCATCAATCCGTAGCCATACTTACCAGTATAATGGTAGCCAGTTGAATCTGGGCTAATAAATAAGGCCTCTGATTGATAAATTACTCTGTTTCTGTGAACTGCCATGATTTTGTCCTCGTTTTTTCAGTTAAAAAAATTATTGTTTATGCTCTATATCCTAGTACTACTGGGTTCGTAAGCCCTGCAAGATTTGCAGAAAGAGCAGTATTTAGTTTGTCCCTCTCTGTTGAGATTGAAGTATCTACAGGAATGTTTACTCTACCGTCTGTACCTGTCCATGCTGGTGGAACACCATCATTTAATACACCTGCAGGCGCTCCCACTCTCTGTTCTAGGGACTCTTTTCCTGAGATGTACAATCCTTTATGCATGTCATCGGCTCCTCCAGCCTGAACACTAAATGCCAGGTCTACTGTTTTATTGTCGCCAATCGATGCTGAAAAGTTTTCTGAATCCAACCTAGCTCCCTTGAATGTAAACCTCATTGCTGGGGCTCCTGTTTTCATTTCGCAAGCTGCACACTCTGGATCGTGTATTGAAATAGTAATATCGGTCTCCGTGCATCCGCAAAGCAGATCCATTAAATTACCTTCCTGCAATTCAGAAAGAATAGCCGACACATTTAAAGTTGTTGTAACAGGCACATCTAGTGCCTTTGAAAAGCCAAAAGTAGAACCAAGTCTTTGTAGTGTGGTTCTTGCCATTGGTATATTGATACTAGCTGATTGAATATGAGCCGTACCGTTTTGTGCATTATTTATATCTCCAGAAACTTGCTTTGACATTAAACCCTGACCTTTGATGTCAATCCATATATCTGCTGGCCTTAATGCCGCCACATCTTCACAACCAGTATAGCCGCTTTTAGATTCTGGAAGACTGAATAAACCAGTGCAACCTCCATCGTAAGAAGTTTTTTCTCCATTAGCGTTGTAAGTCCAGGCATCACTTACCTTACTGCCATCTACCATGTCTACAGCTGGTAGATTTAATCCTGTTTGATCTAATTCAGTCTGAATATTCATTCCTTCGACAGTACAAGATACTGTAGGGATAGAACCAACCGAAAGTTCCACGCTGTAATCTGTTAAAAATCCATTCCCAACAGAAACAACACTTTTTGTTCTAGGAGCCTCTTCTTCGGATACATTTTTATCACCCTTGACTGCGTCTCTAGCCTCTGGTACAGTAAGCAAAAAGAAATTATTTCCAGCTTGGTATAGTTCAGGTGATAATGCACCGCTTAAACAATTTGTTTCTCCGTCTGTGCTAAACTCTAGCTGTCTTTCATTCCAGCCATCAAGTAAAAAATAACTGAAATCTAAATTTACCGTAGGAGATTCAATAACAATAGAATCAAGCCTAGATAAATGACCAAACTGATTAACATCAGTACGATTTACAGTAAAACCATAATTAACTGTTTGTACTCTTTTAAGTTGTTGAATAACTGTTCCGTGCCCAGAAGGTAAAGCGGGGTTTTCCAACTCTCCAGCAGTTGATCCTATAGTTATTGTTTTTGCAGGATTCCAATCTGGCCAAGTAGCCATACCGCCCCCTACATTTGGATCTGGATTCCACCCAAACATTTTTCCGTCATTAAAGGTTCCTCCATATGAATTAGCTGGGTTATCTTGCAAAGAAGGAGTCGAGAGGCCGTAACCGCCTACTCCTGTATAATGGTAGCCTGTCGCGTCTGGACTTATAAATAGTGCTTCAGACTGATAAATTACCCTGTTTCTGTGTACTGATGTAAAAGACATAAGATTTTAGTATTTTCTATCAATTACATTAGTTTTAAAACAATGTGAAATTATATTTTAGATATCAGATACGATTTCATCATCGATTTCTTCTTCAGCGTTTTCGGCTGCGGGGCCAGAACCTTGAATTGGTCCAGATCCCTGACTGGGGCCCGACCCTTGACTAGGAGGAGGAGTGGCTGGATTCTGCTGTTTTGGCGTTTCATTTTCTTCGCCAGCACAATGGCAAGAATCGCAGCAATCATCTGCTATAACCTGCCTTGGCTCAGCCCCATACATATTGTATGCATAAACCAACTGCTCTATCTTTTCTCTAGCTTCTTGAGATAGAGACTTAAAGTCCTTACTCATTGTAATTCTATTAGCGGCAGAGCTACCATTACTGTTTGGGCTTCTCTTAATGGTAGTGTCGCCTTCTGATAGTTCTATCCATGGCGTAGGTGAGTCAGCTATAGAATCTGAGGTACCTACATCATATACCCCTCTTAATAACTTTTGAGCTTGTTTTGTATTGTAATCCCTAAGGTACAACAGTTCTAGTATATCCGATTCTTCTTTTTGCAATCTAGGAAATGGATTCCCGTCATCACCAGTAAAAGAAAATGATTGGTTTAATAGTATATTAAGCTCCCCCATTCTTCCACTCAAACTACCAGATATCAACTGAAGCTCAAATGGCCTACTTTCTTCAGATAAATAATCGAACTCATACATTAGTAAGCCACTAGCTATCTTTCCTATTTGATTTACTTCTTCACTACTCATATTAATCAACTTTCGTCCTCTATTAAAAATGTTATACCAGCAGTTGCATCTACAAATTTTCCTCCTGGAGGCAAAGAGGCATCCCACTGCATGACCCCATCGATAAAGAGATTATCTATTGTTTCTCCATTAAACTCAATTTCGTTAATGGCAGCTAGGTTCACCCTTACTTCTGGACTAACACCAACAGCGGTTGAACTAGTAACTATTGGTATAATCTGCAGATTAAATGATGGCATTATCCACTGGACTCTATTTTCGGTCAAAGGCCCAGCTACAGTCACCTGCGCAATAGCCTTACTATTAAATTTTTCTCCGTTAGCATCTAAAACATAACTCTTACTAGTGTCAGGGTTGACAGTAGAAAAACCATCCAGCCCTCCCCACATGTTAAATGTAAAGTCAGAGCTGTTGTATCTCATATATGCCGTACAAAGTGTACCCGCCGCTAAATTTATTATTACTGGACTTGGGTTTACTCCATTATCTGGATCATGGTAAGGTACGTCTACACCATTAACATTTAAAACATGATCTTCGTTTATTACATTATTTGGGAATATACTAAACATAGTATTATTTTGTTGTGATTACAAGCTTGTCGCCGTCTACCTGAAATGTGGCAGTACCTATGCACGCACTTTTTAAATATAGATTACCGCCTACTTTTTTAAATGTAGTGGGCCTTTCTGTTACTGTCAGTACACCTTCCTCTAATTCAAAAAAAGAAAGAGGAAGAAGATCTCTTACTGTAGCTGCATTGGTCTGCTTAAACTCAGCCTCTTCATCATTAGCAAACATAAGCATTGAGCCGCTGGTAGGTACCCCCGCAGGTAGATCTCTAATTTTTCTAAATCCTAGCATTTCATTTTACCTTCTAAGTGTTTTATTCTTTTCTCCTGATCCTTTATACACTCAATTAACAATGGAATGATTTTATGGTATGCAACTTTTAGTGTGCCATCTTTATTTTTTACAGCCTCGGGCATAACCTCTTTAATTTCTTGAGCTATTACCCCAACATCCTTTTCTCCATGTTTATCACCTCCAGCATCCTCGTTCCATATGAAATTGTAGCCATTTATTTTCTCCACCTTAACCATGGGGTCGGTAATTAAGCTTAATTCATCCTTAAGAGTCATGTCGGAATCTAGAAACGCAGCCTCCACTTCTTCATACTCTGGAACATTGATATCTATAACACTAGTAGTGCTACTAACAAAAGTTCCAAGGTTTTTTGTTCCATTCATTAAGGTTAATGCCCCAACACTTATTAAGCCTGGTAAATCTACAGCAGTAAGAAAATTTGCATCATTAGTATACTGACTTAAGTTTGAGGGTATATCTGCAATAGTTATATAACCAGCGTCATTAGCCAGGGATGATATATTAGACCCCTGAGTCAATACCGATAAACCATTTACGGTTAAACCTGGCTGAATATTTACTCCATCTGCTGTGATTTTCATTTTCTCATCACCCCCATGAGCAAATAAAATATCCTTAGTATCACCTGGATCCATTCCCCCGAACATTATACTACCATCAGCAGCTTCGTTCAAAATCTTCTCTCCGCCTATTGAGGCACCTGCATCCCCAGTAGAAACAGATTCCCCGCTAACTCTTAACCCATTCTGGAAGTTTGCAAAATTGCCATCCCCAGAAAAAACTTGCATCATCCCTGATATCATTTCCCCGCAGGTGAATGCCTTAGTTTCCTTATCTAGATTTTCATCCTCAAGTGCAACCGCAAGCAAGTTTTGTCCAGTAAAATCTCCAGGCTGTGACGCAGGTAAGTTTCTTAGTTTTATGAGAGCCATACTTACTCCGTTACACTTATATTTTATTCAGGCGAATTAAATACCATTCAAATCCATCAAATCTTTCATGCTTAAAGATCCTCCCTTTTCTTTAACTAATGTATTCATGTTTTTTTGGGTGCTTGTATTTAAACCCAAGTCCTCCATATCTTGACTTGTTGCTCCAAGAACACTCGCACCAGCTGATCCTTCCTTATTTAATTCTCCCTTAGCTTTTTCCCTGGAGCTAGAAGACGAAGCAAAATCAAGTAAGGCTTGCGGGTCCTTATGCATTCTTTCGGGGATGTCATTGTTTTGCTCAAATATGTTTTTAAATATCCTTGTATATATCAGCAAGTTCAACTGGAAGTTAGTCAGCCTAGCCACTGGTTTCCCGAAAAAATCTGTAGCAGTCTCGGAGAATGAGTAGTAAATTTTATAAAAATCTTGAACGACTAATTCCATTATTTGTTCTTCAGAAAATTTCCCATGAAACACATTGTATGAATCAATAACCTCTGCCAGTATACTGGACTCAAGATACTCAAACTCTTCTTCCGTATAAAGGGGTTCAGAGGTGTCCTTATCCTTAAAGAAGGATCTTAATATGTAGTAATCGTTCGCCCTGTTTGATGCATAGGTTTCGCAAGAATTTTGTATAAGGTTTGCTCTTTTATTGAGGTGCTGATTTAGCTCTATTTCAGCATTCTCTAATTGTTTATTAATTTGCTGTATAGCTGACTCTATATAAAGAGAGCCCTTACTAATCCTTAAACCCTCTATGAAGCTTTTTTGCGTTTGAGTATAATCCTCATCTGCCTTCGTCCATATTTCTGCGACCTCAAGCTCCTCTATGATTTCTTTTTGAGTAGGTAGCCCTCTCTCTTGTGCTCTTTCAAAAAAATTATCGTATATGATCTCGTAGTCTACGACATCAGATACATTCTTATGTTTTATGAATACCCGCTGGTTTCTTATAAAAGCGGTACTAGAACCGTCAATTATCTCAACTAAGTTTTTCCTGTAAGGAGTGCTAGACACATCCTAAATAGCTCCAGTCTCAATTTCTTCTTCTAGACTTTTAAAATCCTCTTGTGATGCATTTTGACTGAAATACCAAAAACTAATGAAGGCCATAACCTTTTCTCTGCAAACATCATATATCTCGTCACCTTTTTCATCCTTAAGATAATAATTATCAAGCATCTCATCGTAATCATCCCCCTCAAATAAAGGTCTTTCAATTCCAGCTGAATCTGTTACAAAAGATAAATTTATTAGGTACCACAAGATTGTTCTATTTTGAGCTTTGGTGTCTGCAGTATGATTAAATACATTTTGATATGCCGTTTCTAGATCAACAATATCTCTGCGGGTTTTCGCAAACTCTTCAGTTAGCTTAGTTTCTGCGTCTTTTTCTTCTTGATTCTTTTTCTTTTTAGCCATGATCCTACCTAAATCATTTTGAACTTCAGCTAGTTTAGAATAACTCCTCACCAATTTTTGAGAATCCTCTTCTGTCAACAATCCGCCTGAGTCGCTATATTTTTTAGCCAACATAGCTTTAGTGAGGATGCCCCTTTTAATGCATTTACTCATCTCGATACTAAACTCCATGTCAGCCTCTTCAACTTGCCTGCGCGATGGCTCATAAAGGGTAACCGTATTTGGGACCTCTTTAGTCACTTTTTTAACTGTCTGGATTTCTTCCATCTTTCCAGTCTCTTTATTCTTCTTCTTAGTAACAGTTGATTCCTCAACTTCTTTTTCTAAGTTGACTGTAAATGAGTATATCTTATTTTTTTGCATATTAACCTTGTTCCTTATTGTAAAATTAAAACTTAAAACTTATAGTAAAATTCTCTAGATCATTATCGTTACTTCTAATAACTTCATTCCCCATGTCTAAAACTTTTTTTCTTAAATACTTTAACTTATCTTCATCAAAATAGTCGGCTTGCACTATTAACTGCTGATCTTCGGGCAAGCTCTTTTTTAACTTATCGAAGTTAATTTCGTGTTCCTTATGCAAATCTTCAATTAAAATTAGAAAAGATTTAAACAAAGTTTTAATATGTTTATGATTAGTTTCTGAAAATATATCCGTTGCATTCATTCCTTGTACCTAATTATATTATATATTTATGACAGCTTTTTTTCAAGTAAAGTGTAATCTTATATGTTATGCCTTCTTATTTAAATTCTAAAGACAAAAAAGAGTACGAAGAAGTTATGCAAAATATGCATGATACATTCGCTAGAACTATATACGCTTATAAAGAATCACTAAAGGTTATCGTAAGCACAGATCCAAATTTTAACTTTTTATATAATAATGTTAAAGGGGTCAGTCAAACTGTGAGAAAAAGCCAATTTAAAGCTATAACAGCTCGCATAAGCTACATGGACAAACAGAACGAAATAACCTATGATGCACAAGTTGACAGTCAAATAAAAGTTACTCAAAATATTGGTGAAGTGAGAATAAAAGTAGACCAAGAAGGTAATGAGTATTTTCAGCAGGCCAAACGGGTAGAAATTGACGGTAGACTATTTTTTAAAATAACTGATGTAAAGAAACACGGTTTATTTAGACCTAAATTTTTTACATACTACTTACAGCCAGCAGACTAATGAGGCCTAGAGTTACATTTAGCACAAATAAAGGTGCATTTAAAAAAGATGTCATTAACTCAATGGGTAAACTAAATGACCCTAATGCATTCAAAAGAGAGCTAGAAACAAACAGTGGTAAAAACTTGTTTAAAGAATTTGAAAAATTAAAACAGGAGATGATTAGAAATTTCTTAAATCATCCTATTACTAAAGAGATTTCAGATGGACCAAGCAGCACAAATTCCAGTGGTACACTAGGTGGATACGGCAATCTTTTCACCTTCATAGGTTTCAATAAATCAGACAGGCCCATTGACCCAATCGTAGAGTTACTTTCTCAGACAAATTTCAATTGCTCCAGAATGGTGCGCGGAGTCATTAATATTACCGTTGAAATGCCAAGTCGTGATCAAATTTTTAGAGCAACCCCCTTGCCTTGGGCACCAGGAATTAGCTGGACTCAAAGAATTGAAATAGGGATGTCTGGCCTAGGTATGTATATGAATAAAAGCTCAAGCACTAGTAGATCTGGCACGGGCATACAAACACAATCAAAAATCAGGGGCGGCAGATTCACTAACACGCAATACATAACAGCATTCCTTAATCGTTGGGCAAAGCAGTTTGCAAAACTTACAGGAGGAAATATACAGTCACTATAATGAAACCGCAATTCCAACACGAAGCCACTACAAGTTTTGCCCTCTGGTTAGATAATTATTTTATTAGACAAGGAGAAGGTTTTTCCAATAAAGAAGGAGGGCTTTATTACAAGCCAGATGAAAGGCTTCCCGTTTATCCAGAAGACCCAATCTTAGGCTTGGCTAGCTATAATAGTGAGTACAAGCAGTGGGTATGTAATAATGATGCTACAGCAGAAGGAGCAATTGTGCCCTCTGGAGTCTACATAGATACTGGAGCTGGTTATGACTTCTGCCATAGAGGGGAAAGCGGAGTAAACATAGACTTCGAGAACGGCAGGGTTTTGGTTAGCGGATTTTATTTCCCTGAAATTTATGATAAGCTTAAAATTAAATCGCAGTTTGCAGTAAAGGATATAAATATATACCTGGCAGATGATGTTGAGGAAAATTTAGTTTTGCAAAATAAGTACAATGTCAACAGTAGGACTGTTCCAGATTTAGGCAAAGGACAGGGACTAGAGCCATATGAACAAGTGGCTCCAGCTGCCTTTGTATCCATGGAAAGAACCGTAAACACACCGTTTGCTCTTGGTGGCGAAGACCTTACTCATCTATACTATAGAGTTGTAATATTTGCTGAAAACTTATACCAATTGGACGGAGCTATGGCTCTTTGCGCGGACGCCTACAATGCAGGTATATGTAATATAGGTTTTGACGATTACCCGCTTAATGAATTTGGCGACACAAAAGACTATTACTTCAGTTATTACGAAACAGCCAAGGGTTCAGAGAAAATACCAAAACTTATGTTTGTTGACGATGTAAAGTCGTCGAAAATAAGCGACAGACTATCTAAGACAACTAATCCAAATTTATTTTTAGGCTTTATAGATTTCGAGGTCTGCCAATCAAGGTTTACTAGAAGATGCTTTCCTCCCGCTCCACCACCTCCCCCACCGCCATGTATCGGTAAGGAAAAGAATCGCCCGCCAGAAACATATATTGCTGCTACAAATTTATGCGAAGACTCCGAGGCTGGCACAACAACATTAATCCCTTGCGACCAATCAATATTCCAAATTGGAGATGAAATATCAATCGCACCAGGAATGCCTATAGAAGAAAAAAGAATAGTAACAAACTTTGGCTCAATTATAATTGACATACCTACCCTAAACTTTCATAAAAAAGGCACGTTAGTATATGTACTGAGGAGAGATGCACAAGGATCAGGCCCACAAGGATCAGGACCACAAGGATCAGGACCACAGTCTCAATTCTAAAATGGAAAAAAACGAAGACTTCTTAAGGCGGACTAAAATATCAGAAGTTTTTCCGACTCTTTCTCCAGGGGAAAAAGTAAAAACCCTGGACCACTTCAAGAACTCAAACGACATGGATATCCATGAGTTTAACATATTCCAACCAGGAGACCAAGGCTTAGGTCATAGTTCCATAATAAACCCAGGCTCGATAAAAAACGAAGACAATACAATTGATTTATTATTCAGGGGAGAGGACACTGATGCAAGTTTTAGTGGTTACTTAATGACAGATAAAGCCTCCTCATTAAAATGTACAGGAACAATAAATAATAATAATGAAATAGAATTTAGTAAATTAAAAAAATTCGACAATGGCATGCCAGCTGCCTGCAGGCCAGAAGACTGGAGAATGTTTAGGCACAAAGATAGGGTTTATTCTAATTTCTCTAACTATTATTATCTTGATAGGGGCTGGCCTCAAAAAACAGTAAGATGCTCCATGGGGCTTTCACTAATTCTTGGTAAAAGAATGCAGTTCTTAAGGGAGTGCGATCAATCCAGGATAGGCCTAGGCGAATCTAAGCTTGAAAAGAACTGGGCATTTTTCTCTCACAACGGTAAACTAAAAGCGGTCTACTGTTGCGAACCATGGGTTGTTATTGAATTTGATGATTCTGGTAATGCTATTTCATATGAAAGAACTAATTTTAAGATAAAAAGACTTGGTAATTCATACATGGCATGCAGCACAAATCCTATTGAAATAAATATACAATCCTTAGGTAGTGTTTACTTAATGTTCTTGCATCAATACTTTTACCCAAATGCATCACTACAAGGTAGCAGAAATAGAACATATTATCAACATGCTTTAATAATTAATAAAGACACACTAAAGCCAATTGCATGGACACCGAAGCCAATTCTAGGAGGAGGGATATCTACTCCTGGTCAATTTTCTGGCGTTTTATACACATCCTCCTGTGTGGCACACGAAGAATACATTTATGCATTTACTGGTATAGGTGATAGCTCCAGCAGTTACTTCAGATTCAAAATAGAAGACCTAGAAAAGAATTTATACACACTTTAATAAACTGTCCAGTTAGTATAATTATCGTAATACTGAGAGTAAAATTTCATATTACCTATTCCATTTAATACATTACTGGTATTTCTATAATCTACATTTGGTGTAGTTAGCGAACCGCCCCCCTTATTTTCGAGAGCAGTGCCAGGTATCACATGAGGTTGAGCGGCTCCATTTTCATCGCTGTACCCCCACATTCTTATGGTGTTAAAACCTTCTGCTTTTAACGCATAATCCACTTTAATGTCTGATACGGAAAGATGATCAGCTATAACGATAGGGGCATTAGCTACAACAACAGAAGCCTCAGTAAGCTGAAAGAAATTTTGGCAATTAACGATAGGACTGGTTATAGTCAACCTAGATGGCATAGTTCTAGCTGCCTGTCCGTTGGCCGCATGTGAGCCAGCTTGATATTCGATAATTGAAAGTCTTGACCCACTTTCAAGTAAAAACATTGCAGCTATATAATTAACCCCACCAAGATCTAGCTCTAAACCTGAAGTGTCTATACCCTTCCATGCTATACCAGAGAAATCCTGGAAAGATGTTCCGTCTGCAATGTTTAGTACATGCATTCTTGAATTATCTCTGATATCAAAAAAATGAGATATACCCACCAAGGTAGAACTTGTTGAGGGTATGCCTCCATTAATATCTGGTCTCGTATATGATTTTGCTGAAAACTTACACTGACCAAAGTAAACCTGAGAACGAACTTGTCTGTATAGGGCGAAAATTGATTCGCCATGAAGCTCTACAATAAAATGAACACCCCTCCAATATATGTCCGCGTTAACCCAGAAAGGGCAGCATGCATGTATTGTCAATACAACTCCTGCGGGTAATGTAGTTTGGTCTGTTGGATTCGGGTTTGCAGTTGTCGCTCTCGCCCTATATTGACCGTGCCTAAATTGCTGAACACCGTTCCACTGAGCGTTCATCTCACTTAAGCTTGCCGCAGATATCTGGCTCGGATCCACATATGTTACCCCTACCCCGTGCTTTACATGCATTTTTCTTAAGTTTTGATCAGCTGCATCAGCTCCGTAAATATTTATTCTCTTAAACTGTAAAGCTGTCGTATATCCATTGCCATAAAACCAAGGTTCCTCAGTATCTGTTTCAAGATATATATTGATTGTTATACTGGTCGAAACAACTTCAGCATTCATATAAAGGAAAGCATCCCTCACATTCAAAAACCTCTGATCAACAGCCCCACTGGAGCCAACCCTAAAGTCCCCAGGATTATTTCCATAATCTACTCCCGTATTAGCATTTACATGTAGAGTTATAGACTTTGAAGAAGCGCTCTTAGCAAAGCTTAATTTTTTTTGCTTGTATTTGACAGCTGGATTGGGCTGTCCGTTGATAGTACAAGGAACCGTATTCTTTGATATATCATAACATATTTCTACAACCTCAAGACCGCTTCCAGGGTCAACTAGTGAGTCTATGTTTGCTGCAGTAATTGGGGTTGCATCCACTAAAACTTCTTGTCCGTTAATTATTTGTACTTCAGAAAAAGTACTTCCCATTAATGTATCTCCAGCGGCAGCTTTTTCAGCCTGCTCCTTTGCTATCTCTCGATTATATTCACTAACGATATCCTTAACGCTCATCCTGTATGTTTCTTCCGCAGGAGTGCCATCAGGATTTGATGCAGCTATAAGATATCCGCTTGCAGGTATATTTTCATCTTGCTCATATTGATTGAGCTCTCTGATTAATTTATAGCTCATTCTTGAGCTCTTCTTGGAGGACGGATAAATGTTCTTCTAGACTGTTTTTTATGGATTGTCTTTGGTTTTTTATTTCTTCAGGTATTTCTTTACCTGTCTCAATTTTTCTAACAAAGTACCAATCGGTGGTAAATAAGGCTGACCATGCATTTTGTTTTGCTTTTTCTATGTCTAACTCTATTTGTTGTTTTACATTTAATGGTCTTTCTCCAGTAAAATCTGCTATATCAACGCCTGAATCTAAAATTTGACGATATTCCCAAGTTCCATCATGATGATTTTCGCCAGTTTCTAAATCAAAGACCGAGTCATTCATTGGTCCATAGTGATACCTATTATATTTTCTCATTTTAATATGTTGTCAAACTAGCTTGATTTAAGAGGGCGGCAGGGGCTTGGAAGTTATGAGAACGATCCGCACGAAGAGTGCATTCTGAAGCGGCATTAACATAAAGCCAGTCGGCCGTAAGTTTACCCATTACTTGGTTTGCTGCATTTTTTATTGCGAGCCTGGATGGTCCGTTGGCAAACACAAATCCTCTGCCCCCCTGGAATGAGGTAAAAACCCTAACGTTTGCCGCAGTTATAGTGTTTTTCCAGCTATTGCTTCCTCCGCCGTAATAGTCAACAAAAGTATCTCCAGTCAAATAGGTATTTGCACCTCCACCAACTGACGCTATTGCGGAATCTGGCATTCCACCACCATTAAAATTTATAAGTGTCCAACTGCAATTTGTTACAGTGCCAAGAGCTCCACTTCGGTAAAATTCATTAGGAGCATCTGCGCCTGAGTTTTGGCCATCATAAATCCATCCAATAAATTGGATTCTATGTATTGCTTCCCTTACCCAAATATGCAAGCCGCCAATCTTTACATAAACTACTAGACGAGCACAGTTTTTGGTCTGATGACCAGTTGGTTCACCGCCGCTATAAGTCATGGATGCGGTTGTTATTGCGTTAGTCGCTATATCCCATCGATTTCCAGTGATTCTAAATTTATTAACATTTGTAAATTCTGGATCAACAGCTAGTCTTCCGCTGGTTGATCCAGGCTGATTATAATTGCACTTCGGGTACAAGGCACTCCCTATATTTAAAACCAAATTTTGTCCAGCATTATTTCTGAGTATCCAGTTGTAAGCACCTTCAAATGAAGCAAACACATTATTTATAGCTACAATAGTTGAGTCGCCCCAATAGGCATTGTATGCATTAGGGGAATAAACTCCTCCGTTTAGATTTCCATTTTGTAATGCAAACACACTTCTTCTTCTTACTTTTAGTATACCACTACCTGTGTCCGCAAACTGGATAGCGCTTCCACCGTTAGCAGTCTCGAAAAGCTGAAAAGAATCCGCACCTATAGCTTGAGCAAAATATGTTTTTGCTTCATCTAATGGGGTCGGAATATCTCCTCCTTCAGAGTATATAGTAACCTCGTGCCTGGTTGCTTGTGTAGGATGTGCAAAACCGTTCTTGATGCAAGTTATTATTGTATTACCAGTTGCGACAATACTGATCTCCCTAGGGTCTGGCCCTATGTCATTTGCCGCAGGATGATCCGTAATCACAATAGCTGCAAGTTTTCCAAAATTTCCAGTTGCTATACTTAATACATTCCCAGTCAAATCAGCCATTTCCGTTGCGGTTGTGGCGTTTTGTACGCTTGCATTACTGTCCGAAAGAGCTCCTGGCTCAAACTGTTCAGCGCTTACTGCTCCACTTCTAATTTTTAACTTACCGTTAGCATCTAATTCCATGGACGAGGAGCCTCCTAAGAAAGCTCCAAAAAAATTAGATGCAGTCGTATGTCCTGTACTTTCGGTAGGTGAGCCTACGGGGGTTGATACGGGTACAATATGGTCTTTCGTTATTGTAGTGAAAGACCCTAAATCCCTGATTTTTTTATATCCAGCCATCTTAACTGCCGTTCATTATTCTCAGAAACTCTTTAGCAGCTTTTGATTCAGGGTCCATTATAGGGGTTGTAACACCCTGAGTCGGTGTCCTGCCGTTATAGGCCGAATATTCAGCAAAAGCCTTTTTAAGCTTGTTCTTGAGCATTGCTTTGGTTCCTGACGGGAATACCCCGTTAGTTACAGCTAAAGCTTGAAGGTCTGATAGGGACATTAAATTAATCTTGTCCTCAAACTCCTGTGCTGTGCTTACTCCATAACTACCTTTGACTTTAAATCCTACGAGCGACTCAATGTTCTCTTCTTTAGAGACATCTTTGCCGTCTGCAAATTCTATCTTTTTCTTAGATACTTTTTGTACTTCCTTTTTAACTATTTTCCTTTTCCTGGGCATAACAATCCTCCTTTTTGAATTTAGACATGATTACACTACTATAATAATATATAGAAACAAAAAATCCACCTAAAAAGGTGGATCTTTTGAGAGAAACTTTTTTTCCTAAATATTAGGATACGGTTTGCATTTTTTACTTGACAATATGGAGTCCTGTAAGAACTCTGTCGTCAAGAATCATACGTCCTTCTTCCATTGATCCGAAGTATCCGATCTTGGATTGACGCACACTGTACTGATCATCAGCAACGAGGTTAAGCTCACTGCCACTTTCAGAATCAGTAGCAACCGCGCGGAACAACGACTCACGAGAACGATCAAGACCGATGCACAAGTCATCGCCAGTTTTAAAGGTAGCACTAGCGGCATATCCGCCAAGAAGATTTTGAAAAGCATTGGTCATCTTCTGTTCTGGACCAAGTTCATTAATTTCCATAATGGAAATACCAAAGAACTCAGGAGTTCCAGCGTTATTGTAGATGCCATCCCTCATGCTGTCAGTAGCAGGGATTCCGTTGTCAGAGGTACCAGGACCAGTCTTAGTATTCACAGGATTGTAAGCCATTTCACGAAGTCCTTTAATTGCTTCAGGACTCATGATAAGGTCTGTAATTCCTTTAATACGTCCACCTTCTGGAGCAGAACCTGTCCATGCAGTATTGATACGTTTTGACTTAGTCAACAATTCGTTGAAATCGTCAAGAATCAAGGTACTACCAGCTTTAGTGAAGTGATCCACACCATTGGTTGTTGCCTGGTCAAGAGCTCCAAGAAGAAGCGACTGGGATGTAGCTTCCATCTTAAGAAGAACTTCTTGAGCGATACGTGTAAATGTTTTTCCAACGACGTCCATACGGGACTTAGCAGCATAACGTTTGTCAAAGTCAACAGCGCTATCAAGACGATAGGTTGTGAACTTCATCTCGGATACGGTAGGTACAACAGTGTTCGTTGGTAAACCACCAGGAACGGATGTGCTGTATACTTTAACGTATTCAGGAGCAGTAATGTCGTAGTACAGATCAAGCGGAAGGCTCGGGCTGTCCATTTCGTTGAATGAAAAATTGTTAAATAGATTACTAATAACTGGAGCCTGATTAATAACTTTAACTAATACTGGGCTAATAAATTCAGCCAGTGCCATTTGAGCTTCATAAGCAACGTCACGGTTGCGGGAAGCCATAGCCTTTACCAGTTCTATTTGCTCTTCTGTCTTTTTGAGTGTGATCTTCATGTTTTTTTAGTCCTCTCTGTTATTAAAGTTCAATTTTGACTAAAGCATATGCAGCCGTACCAGTTCCTGAGAATTGGTCAGGATTATCACCTGCTTTACGAGATCCTACTGCTAGGACTCGACCAACTCCAGTTCCTCCAACTGTAAGCACTCCGTCAGCTCCAGCTCCTAATGTAGCTCCAAGTGTTGGGGTTGCATCGAATGCCGACGCTGCAAGAGTCACAAGACCAGCGGTGAGAACAGGAACGACTTCACCTGGAAGTACAGCCTGATGCTCGATAGCTTTTTGGCGATAATAGAGAAGCTTTTCTCCGTTTTCGTCATGCGTTGCGGTTTGTCTAAGCGTGATTCCGAGAATGCCAGTATCTTCAAGTCCAGTTGTAGGCTCGAATGTCATGCCTGTTACTTTAGGATAACCGTTTGCCCCGACGTGGGGATAGTCTGTCTTCCCTAAGTAGCCCTGGGAAAAGTCATACTCGATTCCTTTATCGAAATCTCCTGCTTTAATTTTTACAAGAATGCCTGCGTCACCGTCACCCTCTGTAGCAAGGTCACCAGGAATGGTGGCCGAGCCGTCAAGAGCGTACAAGTTTACGACATTATGTTCGTTATACTGTCTGAATGGTAAGATTCTGAGTGCCATGTTTTAGTTCCTCGTTTTTAATATTGAATTGTTACGTTATCTTCAGAAAAAGCTTTTGCAAACTTTTCTCTAATAGAAAGTGATTCTTCGGTAGTTGATCCGTTATTGTTAGCCAATGCTTCTTCTTCAACTTCGGCATTTTCAATAGCTTCTTCTACTACTTCTTCTTCTGTTTGTATCTCTTCTGAAGTTCCTGAGTTTGCTTCGCCGCCCAATCTTTCTTGAACTGCTGCTTCGATTTTTTCTTGGATAGCTTTTTCTTGCTCTTCCTTGAAAGACTTAGTCTTATGCTTCCAGAGAACTTCAAGCTTCCCTTTATAAGTAGCATATGCTTCGTCGCTATCAAGCTCTTTAAGTTCTGCTGCAATTAATTGACGATCTTCGTCTTCTAGCTCAAAATTGTCGTCGAGCTCGCTCATACGGTTGTTAAAATGTTCTACAGCTTCTGCGGCGGCCACGTCTGTCTTGATAGTTTCAAGCTCTTCTTCAGTTGACTGAAGTTTTACTTTAAGCTCTTCAAGTTCTTTGGCTTGAGATTCAGCTGTGTCTTGCAATGTGTCCTTTTCAGTTTCCATTGCTTCTTTTTCAGATTGCCATTGTGTGCTTTTCTCTACGATAGCATCATGAAAAACTTTCGTCATGTTAGCGACGGCTTCTTCTGATAGTTTCTTAGAGGAGGCGTTGGCTTCCAAAACTTCTTTGAATTGTTCGAGAATATCTTGTTCCATAATTGAATTAGGTTTTTGAATGTTGTAAGAATTTACATTGTCTTTTTCTTTTTGGGAAATTTTTTCTTCGCATTTAATTTGAGATATCTTTATTTTTTCGAAATACTCGGAGCTCAATGCGTCATCTTCGGATTGCTCTTTTGTGACCTTATTACTAATAAGACCCTTTACTGCAGCCGCTGGGTTAGCTGTAAAACCAATTCCTATTGGATAGATATCACCTTTAATTAATCTGTATATCGCAACTCCATCATCAGTTTTTCCAGATCCTCCATAAGCTTTTAAATGTTTGGATAAATCTTCTTTTAAATCTTCATCTTCTATAATTTCTGCCTTAGACAGGTCCTCGCTCCCCAGTGCAATTGCATAATCATTGAATCCAATTTCCCAACTAGCAGACACCTTGTGGTAAAGTTCACTTGATTCATCAGTGCTTTTTTCCACCAATGCAGCAAAGTCAGGATTAACACCTTTATATATAACAGCTGAAAGTGCTATATTAAATGCATTACTAGTTGTAGCAATTTTTTCAATTTCTTCGTCAGCGATGATTTGGTTATCTCCGTATGTAGAAAAAGATGCGCTTACAATGTGTCCAACTACCTTAGCTCTTTGGTGCTCTATATTAGTGGGCTTATGTATAAAATAATCTTTAATGGCAACTGCTGTTTTAGAATCTATGCCGTCACCATTCTTATTAAACCTGTTAGCTACTGCAGCATTAAAAGCTACCCCAACGAGGTCTATATTTTTTTCAAAATCAATACCTTCAGGTATGATTGACTTTAAGTTTTCTAGGGAAGCTGTAGAAATAGAATCTTTATTAAAAGACTTAAGCTCTATATCATTAGCAAAAGATGCAGTATACTTAAAAGGTAATTTCATTTAAATGTTAGATACACTTATTGTTATTATTTTGAGACGTTTTTGCTATGATATAATATAGCCGCAGGATAGGAAACTATTTCATGATTAATAGAGATATCTAATATATCAGGTAAAATATTTAATTTTTCAATATGATTAAAATCTTCTATGCATTCTTCTATTGTGTCGTTCCACTCTTCTTTTTCTGTAGACGCAACTACCGATTCAATAAGTGTGCTTATTAATTCTTTTTGATTTTTATTTAATCGCTTTTTACCAGTCTTCTTTCTCATTGAAGATTCTGCATTTTTAAATAAGCCTTCTATTTCGTATACGGTTGACTGAATATCCTTCCTACTGTAACTCTCTGAACCCACTACATTATTTGTTTTTGTTTTTGTCCCAGCAGGTCTTCCGTTCTCTTGCTGTACATTATTATTTGGTGCTGTCTGTGGTTGAGCTGGAGGATTTTGCATGTTCTCTACTTCCGCCTCATGCTTCTCTTTTTTCATGTCCTGATCCTCTTCCGTTAAAATGGGTTGAGATGCAGACAGTGGAACATAGTATCCTTTCTCCCTGTCTTCCACTAGCTTCTCTTGGGCAGCGCCAAGATCTTCTGGATTTGGGTAAATGCCTTTTTTAATAGCTGTCATTCCTTGCTCTGGAGTAATGATACCCATCTCTATTAGCCTGGATGCTACTCTTTGCAACTGCACTTCGTCCTTAATATCTATTTCAACGAACTTAGCCTTAGGGAAGTTTTTAAGACCTACAGATTTACATATCTCTTTAATTTGTGGTTGCAAGAAATCGCTTATAAATGCATTCCTTGCTTCTTTTAATCTTTCTAGAAAAATTTGAGCTTTAATCTGGGTGCTAGAATAATTCTCTTTGCCTACTATTATGTTCTGAAGACCCTCTTTGATATCTTCGTTAACTATTTCATATTTTTCGGGGCCTAGTACCTTATTTAAATCTGGTATAATAAAATCAGCTTTCGTAGTGTAGTCTGCTATTAGAGCTCGCCCAACACTTTCATTCATAAATAATTGCTGCATAGCCTGTAGGTTATGAGGGTTCACTCCTCCTTTGTCAGGCGTATTACCCATAGTTATTAAGAGTATGACATTCTCAACTGTCCTACTAATCGCTTGGTCAACTTTCTTTAACTCCATTTTCCAATTGATATCATCCAGTACAGCAAAGCCGAAAGGAGTAGCAAAGGGCTCGTAGTCTTGTTTTTTATAAAAAGAATATATTAACTTTTCTGGATCTAATTCGATTTTAACACCATCTCTATTGAAAGATTTTTTCGCTATTTTTTCTTTTGCTTCAGGAGGTAGAGAATCGTAAACCTGTTGATCGTATTCAGTCTTTGGATTTTTTAATCTTTCTATATCATACTCGCTTAACAACTTCTGGTATACTCCATTTTTAGAGTCAAATGTTATAGCTCTATCAGCAACAAAATCATATGGGTTAAGGAACACATATCTCATGGGGATAGAAGAGTTAGCAAAATTTGAGTCAGCATATACTTTATTCAATTTTAATATATCTTCTCTACCGAAAGAACCCTCAAGTTTATATATAAATACATTTCCAGACCTATAATACTCCCTAAAGTACTGATCTTTCATTTTCCAACATTGAATCTTGTCGAGCCATTTGTATATAAAATTTTGAGCCTTCTCGGACCCACCCTCTAAGTATATATCTGAATTAGAAAACTCAGCCATTACATCTATAGCATTTCTGAAAATCGGCACATTCGCATAAGCTTTCTGGCACATTAATATAGAATCTCTGGGGGATATGTGGTTTTCCTTGTAAGAGTAAGGTAGGCTTAATGCCTTAATATGGGAATACTTATCGCATGCAGGCTTCCTTGCATTGGTTGAGCATCTCTCCCTGCTTGTCTCATTGTCTTGAGGTTGCCTTACATTTCTAATATAAGAACCTTCTGCTACATAGAAGTTCTCCCCAGCAAAAGCTGGTCCAGTAGATGCACTTGACTTAGCTAAATCATCTAAAGTTTTCTCGTGGGCATTAAACTTATTCCAGTAATCAGATCTCTTAGTATATTTTCTAGGCATAATATATTATACACAGAAAAGTCGAAAGTTAAATTAAAAGTTACTTTTAACTTATGAAAACTGGAATAAAGGTAGCTGTTACAGAGTTCTCCTCTACATTCATCATGTCGTAATAAGTCTTTACCATCCAGTTCCCCAATATAAGTGCAGAATAAGAATCCTTCCTCGCTTTTCCTGGACCATTCTGCCTTCTTAGGTTTAGCGGCAATCCAAAAGTCTGGGTGCCTTGAGGGGTAGATGTTACTTGTATTAATGCACACTGATTCTTTGTGTAATTAATCATATCATACTGGTGTTCTAAGAAATCAATTATATTCAAATCTACAGAGGATTTTTTTGCATCATCTTGATTTGGCATAAACTTCAAATCACTTATATCTATTTTCTTTTTTATCTGAAGATTGTAAGCTTTGTCTAGAGGTCTTGAGGCAAACCATATTTTCTTATGATCAAAATTTGCTTGTAACAATTCGTTTGCTTTCCTTATCCAGTCAGCGGTAGGCTTCCTCAATATGCAAATCCTGTTGTCTTTTAAATCGTATTGGGTCTTTGCTTCCCTAAGGGATTCTTGATAGTTCTCTGAGTCGTCTAAGTTTGTTGTGATTTCTTTTATCTCTATCTTTTTCTTGCTGGACAGCTCACTGGCATTCAAGGCTTGAATAAACTGGACACCTCCTCCGTAGTCGCCCACTATAGCAACTATATTAAAGTTTTCAAGTATATAATGAAAGTAATTTATATGCTCTTTCATTTTCAATCCAGGTACAGCATAACTATGCACCAGGGTTCCTGTTTTCGTATTATCATTTAATTTTAAGACATGCATTGCAAAGTCGTCAGAGCTTTCACTTTCTGCCCAACTAGGGTCAAATGCCAATAGGTATTTTGAATCCCTGTCTCCAGCTATCTCAGTAGACGGGTCCTCTCCATCTTTAACCGTACAGGTTTTCATGGTAGATGTCTTAAAGAAACCAGAACTATCATCTGTAAAGATGGCTCCAAACTCTCTGTCAAACTGAGATTGACTCATTGTTTGCTTAGACTGATTAATCAAATTTTGATCGTACAGGGCTTTAGGTGCTACATCATAACTAAAATGCATAATGCACCTATTTGATAGGTCTTTATTCATTTCATCCCTACCATTAAGTATTAGATCTTCAAAAGTTTCGTAAACCTTATACAAATATTCAAACTTATAGCTCGCAGAAGATAAGGCTATTAATTTATTGTTTGGCCATCTTTTCCTATCCTCTTCTCTCATCTCTCCCTTCGCAATAAGTTTATCTTCTATTTTTGTATAGTTTTCCCTTTCAGTAGGGTTCTGCACCACACTAAGAAATGGAAGTATAACTTCGTTGTAAATGTGCTCAGGCATCAGCAAGAACTCATCTATAATTATTCTGTGAAACCTAAACCCACGAAGTTTTGACCCATCACCTAATGGTAAAGCAATTATTTTAGAGTCCCCTATTTCAAGAGTCCACTGGTCATTCTTTTTGGATTTTTTAGTGATACATTGAGACAGGAACTCGGCTTCAGGTTTTTTAGCTATATCCTCTATTTTTTCAAATATCATTTTTGACTGCCTAAATGTTGCGGCCATAATGCCTATCTGAATCCCTTGATTGAACATAGCATCAAGATATGCATATATAGCTGTACTGAAAGATTTAGACATACCACGACTCCATATACCTAGGAAGTAATCAGCTTCCAGCATCGCCTTGATAGCTAAATGCTGAAAAGGGAATAACTGTACTCCAGAAATCAAATCAGTAGCAAAAGTCACATTAGCTCTGAGAAATTTATACAAATGATACTTGGCCTCGTCCTCATCCAAGTATCCTTTGATTTTTTTTAATTCATCATTGACATTATCAAACTCGTTGTGGTAGTTTTGGCTTCCTGTTTCCCAAGTCATTTTTTATCTATAAAGTATTGTAAATCAATATCCCAAAGCTTTTTTCCATGGAATAAGATTTTAGGTATAATTTCTTCCGACTGTCTTCTTCCTCCCGTAAATACGAATTGACACACCCCCCTGTATTCGTGGCAAATCTCCCTGACATTATGCCAAACGTATGATAAGTTTGATTTGTAGGGACTATTCAAGTTGTTTTTGATAATGTTTTCTATTGTTGACTCAACTACAACAAAGACATAGGATGAGAAGTTTTTAGCCCTGTCTAGTTCTCTTTTGAATCTATCTAAGCCCGAAGAGAATGTGCCCTTAAAGTCTGTCTCGCTTTTTCTATCTACGTATGTATAATCATAATGGGGAGCCCCTAGGGTATAATCCCCAAAGTCAAGCTTCATGGTCATTGACTTATTAAACTCTAAGGGTTGCTGCTCCCTGGTGTCGATTAGTATTTTCAAACTCTTAAAAAAATCATCTTTCTTAAAAAAATCTTTCATTATATTTCTGCCAAATAATGGCATTATTTTTAGTTCCTCACAAGCCTTAGAATAGGACCCAAAGAACTTTTTATATAAATCAATGCTCGGAAGTTCGTTCAGAGCAATCTCAGTGTGACATGGAGCATATTGCAATTTTTTACTCTCAATCCTGTAAGACAATCGTTCGAGTAAATATTTCTTTACTTCGACTGGGTCAGCGTAGCTTGACCATGAAATTAAATTATCATTATTTAAAAAATTAATTATAAAATAATCTTGTTTATTGGTAAATGGCAAAAGGGCACCATTATGCAAATCTTTACGCTGATAAAAATTAACATAATATTCAGCTAATGTAATTTTATGAATTTTAGATATATGCATATGAAGGCCCTTGTCGTTCTTGAACGACTGTCCACATACTTTGCATTCTACGCTCATAAAAATAAAACAAATAATTATTTATTATAAACTTGAGCATACCCTTCACTAACAAGCAAATCATTAATAGAAACAAAATCTTCTTCAATACCCATATCGTCTTCAATGTAATATAGATTACCTACCACCCGCCCGTACTTGCCTATTGTAACGCTTTCGAGATATATATTGCTTGTACTGCAGATCTCGCTAACGCGAGCCTTAGCAGATAGCCCCAAACTTTTCTCATTTTTACGATCTTCTAGATTTTTAATTTTACTTTGTAATCTAACCTCTGGAGTATTTATTCCATATAGTCTTATTGTCTTTCTTACTGTTATGTGGAAACCTAGATCTATATCTGCCTCTACTGTATCTCCATCTATAACTCTTATGTTGTCTAGCTCGTAGACATATAGACCTAATGTCATAAACTCTCGATATGGGTGCTTCCATCAATAGTCTTGTCTTCGGGTTCTTGGACTTTCTGGTAAGATGTAGTGGTGACTTCTTTGCCACCGACATTCTCTTCTGCCAAGTTCCTAGGGCTAATGATAGCGCTAAGGGCTTTAATAATAACTTGATCAGTCTCAGTGACTGGACTGAAGTCGGGTTCTTTTTCAAAGATCTTCTCAATCAATTCATATTCATGATCGCCGATTAATAATTCAATTTTCTTCATATTGCATCCTTTTTTGATATTCCTAAAACTCTGGCCTTCCAGCTTTCCATATTATCTAATCTGTCGACCTCTTCTTCAACTAATTTTTTCTGCATTTCTGCTATTTCTACCATATGGTTTCTTTGTTCTTCTATTTGAAAGTTTCTAACTAGTGTCAGTATACTTGCATTTTCCTTGAATCTATTCTTGAGTCTCTCAGCCCTATCACCGTTGAGTTTTTTAATTAAAGACTCCATTCTTTTCTCACATTTATCGTATTCATCTGTTTTGGATTTAAGTACTTCTGCCAGCCTGACAGTCATATCCTGTTGATCCTCAACTTCATTAAACATTATATTTAATTTCTCTATATGTGATGAAATATTTTTTAAATTAATATAATCAACACATACATTGATATATAGGTTTACTTCGTCGCTGGTAAGATCTGGCTTGTCCCATATAGCTCTTACAAATTCAGCCTCGAATAATTCTCTATCCTTCTTACTGCTATAATTATTTATAACTTGTATTAACCTAGGGGCAGACAAATTCTTCACTAACTGCTTCGCACATTCTAAGTCGTCATGATTCATTGTACCTTCTTTATGTCCTAGATGGCAATATCTATTTATTTTTTCTATAGACACCGTGACAGTCTTAGGTGGTTTATATTCCTGGTTTATTGCAGACTCACTTTCATGCACGAAATTAGGCTCATATTCTTTCAAGAACTCTAATACGGCCAAGTGATGCTTTGACAATCTCTTTACATTTATATCTGGATATAATATTTCAGATATCTGGAAAGCGCTTAGTCCGTTTTCTGCCTGCACCTTTATGAAATCAATTTCTCTTTCTGATAGGTCAACATCCTTAACCTTCTCCCATGCAGTAGTTTCATAGTCCAAGCTCCTGCTGGCAAGAAAATCCCTAACAGCTCTACCCTCTTTTGTTCTTCCGTCTAAAGCTTCGTCCTCAAAGACCAATCTTGTTAGTTGAGTTAGATTTGGTGTGCTGTTGAAATTTTCGAGTAATTTATTCTTCTGCTGATCTGTTAGTTTCATCGTTATCTCCGTTTAAAAATACTATCCCTTTGTCGTTGAGAATTTTCTCAGCCTTATCTTTTAGGATGTTTTTTAGGTTTTTTATCTGCTTATAACCAGCTTTTCTCCCTGACTCACTACTCTTGAACCCCATTTCCTTAGCAGCTTCTTCGTCGGATAGATTTTTTACAAAAAGTAAATCGAAAGCTTGCCACTGCCTCTTGTTTAAAACTTTCTTAAGCTCAGAAACTAATTTTTTTATGGATTGCTCTATATCTTGATCTGATTCAGTATAAGTTTTCTCAACTTCATGTAAATGATTATCTATGGATAAGGTAATTTTTACATTGTAGGCTTGTTTTTTAGTCTTTTCCCATTTCCTGTACAAAGGGCAGCTGCTGTCTTGCGAGCCGCTGCGAGTAAACATACATTGATTTTCTGAGGTTTCCATAGCAAAGGGGCAATTCAGGCATGGCCGAGCATAATTGCTATAGTTGTTTCTTAGAATGTTTTTAAATTGATTGGATATGATTTTGTTCAACCAAGGTTTTATGGGTCGAGACTGATCCCACTGACTCCACTTTCTATGTATATGAGCCCTAATTATTTGGCTTACATCATCAAAATCAATCCACGAAACAGAGTTCAGAAACCAATTGTTTCTTCGCTTTGCTAGTTCGGAATCAATTACATCAGAGAAGTCTTCATATATGCTGCTATTTTTCTTCTCGCCGCTCATGCAATATATTGCCTAGATTAAATATATTGTTCTGAGGTACATCTATATCATATTCAAAATTTGTTAAATGCGGAACTTCAGTAGCATCAGTAGAATCTTCTCCTACTTCACTTATAGCAGCTGGCTTCTTCCTGCTGGGGCTTCTCGTTTTTGAACTGGAGATTGAACCCACAGAGCTCGCCGACATAGACTCACCACATGAACTACAAAACTTAGGCTTCTCTGAAGAGTACTCCATCTTCGTTCCACAATTTGTACAAAATATTGACCTCATGGCTTATAATAATAAAATATTATAAAAAAATCAATTCAAATTAAATATGCAGATAAAATTCTTGCCTGCCTTCTCATGAATTGGTTTATATCATTGTGGGATTTGCATGATTTAGGATCTTTTGCAAATTTATATATTGGGCTAGCTTTACTTTTTACAAAATCGAGACCCAGTATGCCTATAATTTTACCCTCTAGTGTTTTTAAAGGTATATTGTATATAGAAAGCACTCCTTTTGTCATGATGACATTCTTAAAAGCCTGGTCTTCAATGTCCTCGGTGTCTTCATAGCAGTATTCATGGTTTTTCATTATATCGCCAATGTAATTGTGATAATTAGATATAAGATGATTTTGAGAATCGTGACATTCCCTACTGATACCTGGACTACTTATCTCGTGAGAACAACTAAATTTCTGCTGGCTTTTCCCAGACACATAATAACCTCCATTATGAAACTGCATAATATAAGCCCTGTCGGCTCCTACTTGATCCAGTATGTAAGAAAGACATATTTCTATATTATCATTATTTTCCACATCCTGCATGATGGGATCTTTTTTAGCAGCCTTCCTTTTGTCTATAACTAGTTTACCTAGCAACGTGCATGTTATTGTAGCTGTAGCACCGATGAATGCTACTATTATTTCAGTCCACTCCATACTCATAGGTACACTAAAATCAAATTGTTTTGAGCTTCTTTACTATAAATCTTAAAATTCCACTCCTAAGGATATCCTTCTCGGTGAAAACAAAAGTATGTATTTCGTTGTCTCGACTTTCTTCATCATTAAATAAATCAAACATTGGCTTAAACCCACTTCTACCATTAATATCACTTTGCATTGGGTCTCCGCATATAAACAACTTAGAGTTCTCCCCTATTCTTGTTATAAGGGTAACCAACTCTTTGAATGAAAAGTTCTGACACTCGTCAGCAATTACGATTTTATTATTCCAGCTCGCTCCTCTCAGGAAGTTTATTGGCATCGCTTGGACCCTGCCAGATTTAATCAGGTCATCCTTTAAGCTATTCGTTGTGGGTAGTAGCTCTATCAACTTATCCTCTAGTGGAGCCATGTATGGGTTGAATTTCTCTTCAAGCGAACCTGGGAGTGCCCCAAGCCCTTTATCCGCACTCTCTATAGCTGTCCTGACATAAAGTAAATCAAGATTCTCATCTTTTTGTAGCAACCTCAATGCCGACATGACAGCCATATACGTTTTAGTTGAACCAGCTGGGCCTGCAACGAAGACTACTTGTACCCCCTCACGGGTACAAAGATCAAGGAATCTTTTCTGCTTGTCCGTAAGCCTCTTTCCTCTTACTACGAATTTCGGTTTCAGTTGGTTTTCCAGATCTTGATCTGAAATATTAGCTTTTTTCCTAGACATAAATTTTTTAAAATTTAATATATAATATATTACACTTTGTTTTATGAGTGTAACTATATATTTATATTAATAATAATAGCAAATGTCAAAAATTTCAAAATTATCTATAATGGAACTATTATCCAAAAGTTTTACATCATATGTTTCTACCCAATGGCTAAAAACCCCAATCACAAGTGACGGTAGGTGCCCTTCAGAAATGATGAAAGAAGGCGAACTGGAGAAGGTTTACAGCTTGCTTCAAAAAGAAATTGATTCAAAAAAATGCAAATAGAATATTTAACAGATCAGCAGATAGTGTCATGGGGAACCGTCTTTGAATATGACTCAAGAGACAATTTAATTGCAAATAGTAATATTAATTCTTTTGTTACTTATCCCTATACTAATGTTGATTACGGAGTTGGAAGAAATAACTTAGGTTTTATATCTCCATTAGCTGGAGCCTCTGCGGTTATATTGGATATTGATGTTGCGGATGAATCAGACTATACTGCATCTAATGTAAGGGTTAAAGTAAGAGCTCAGGCCGAAGGAGGAGGAATTATAGATCCGAGCACTGGTGAAAATATTATGAGCGGGGAAATGGAAGCAGTCAACTTAAGAGGTTTTCAAAGGGCACCTAGCTCAAAGCAAGTTCAAGTTATAGTTCCAGTTAATATTAATGGCACATTCGATTACTCATATGAGGTCAGTGGAGAACTTCCATTACTTAGGCACATTAAAATCGTAGGGAAAATTTCCGAATTTGATGTTGAGTCTTTAAACCAAGGAACTAAAATCAGTCAACTACC